GACCCATCAGCAGTTGGCTCTCAGACTGGTATTAGTTCTGGACAAAGAGGTGATAACCAACCATACTATTTTATGTATGTTAAATCTCCATATAATAATGGAAATTCAACCCATACAAGACTTTCGTTGGGATGGCATACCGGTTTGGAATTAGGTGGAAACCCTGCGTATGGTGGTACTAGATTTTTTGCAGACTCTCCCGGAGTTAATAGTAATGAAATTATGAGTATTGGTAGAGGTGATACTAATATAAGAATTAGTAATACTCTATTTGTTCCATATATTGTGGATAGAGATAATGGTGGATATTATATTGATATGAATGGTTCATCGTATATGAATACATTGACAATGGCCAACACAATCTATTCTTATAACTGGTTTAGAAGTTATAATGCTACTGGTTGGTATAATGAATCATATGGTGGTGGTTGGTTTATGCAGGATTCTACATGGTTAAGAACATATAATGGTAAGAACATTTATTGTGATGCATATATTAGAGCACAAGGTTCATTCAGAGTAGGTAGTGAATATTCTATTTGGGGAACATATGGTTCGTATAGTTCATATATTAGTAGATTAGCATATGTATCCTTTGACTGGAACGCAACATATGATACTTATCCAAATCACGGATATGCATCTACGGATTATAATGGTTCATTCACCGATTCAGTTTCATTAAACTCATTTAATGATATTACATTGAGAGTTGATGCGAATAACAATAACACTTATTCGTATTTGAGATTGATGGATAACTCAACTGGTGATAACACATTCACTTACATGAGTGGTGAGAATGGTAATCCAATTGCATATTTCTATAATAGAATGTATTCTGGTGTTATGTATAATAGATACGATAGTTCTAAATACTTAGACCGTTATACTGGAGATTATACATCTTGGTATATGGGTGGTTCTAATAATGGATATTCTGGATGGAGAGTTGATGGTAGTATGGCATTGATGATACATACTGCTGGTGCTGGTGCACCTTGTGGATTCTGGCATCCTTCATATGGTTGGTCTTTCTTAGCATATTGTAATGGTAACGTTTATTTAGCATACGCAGCTGGTTGGAGAGCATATACTACTGATTGGGGATTGTATATTAGTGGTGATTTGAGAGCAAGTGGTAACGTAATTGCATATTATTCTGATATTAGACTTAAAGAAAATATAGAAACAATTCCTAACGCTTTAGAAAAAATCCAAAAGCTTAGAGGAGTTACTTATGATTGGAATGATGAAAAAGTAAATATTAATAGTAAGCGTGCTGGAACTAGAGATATTGGATTGATTGCACAAGAGGTTGAGGCAGTTGAACCATTATTAACAACGGAATACCAAACTCAACTTACTCACCAAGATTCTAAAAACGCAATGGATGCGGTTGATTTTGTTCCTGAAATGTCTCCAATGTATAAAACTATCAAATACGATAAGATTACAGCATTATTAGTTGAGGCAGTTAAAGAACTAAAAGCTGAGTTGGATGAGGCAAGAGCTGAGATTAGAGAGTTGAAAAATAAAAACTAATATATTTATATAAAATAACAAAACTATGGCATTCGAATACAAATGGTCATTAACAGGACTTAGAAAACAAAATACATCTGATTTAGCGGATGTTATCGTTGGTACGAATTGGAAAGTTGAAGCTACCGATGAAGAAGGATATACAGCTACATTTACAGGAGGAACTCCTTTTGAAGTGCAAGATTTAAATCATGATGGATTCATTGATTACAAAGATTTATCTGAAGACCTAATATTGGGTTGGGTTAAATCATATGTAAGTGGTTCAGATTCACCACATCCTCATTATTGGCAGCATGTAAATGAGCAATTAACTAAGCATATCGATACTATAAAATGGGAAAAGCAAGAAGTTGGACCTAAGAATTTTCCTTGGTCTGACGCATCTGGTAGTAATATACCTGATGCACCTCCTGTATAATATACCAAAAATATATTATTTTGAATGTCCAAAGTATAGTTTAATAAAATAAATTATGTTTTGGACATTTTCTTTATATTTATATAGGTAATATTGTACATACTCAATATTAGCATTTTAAAACATAATAATCGGAGAAATAACATGGCAGAAAGAATTGTATCCCCTGGTGTATTTACTAGAGAAAACGATTTATCATTCCTTTCTCAAGGAATCGGTGAAATCGGAGCAGCATTTATAGGACCTCTAAAAGAAGGACCTGCATTTGTACCTACAATCGTAACAACTCAATCAGAATTTGAGGAAAAGTTCGGTAAAGTAGACGGAACATATTATACTGAATACGCAGTACAAAATTATTTAAGAGAAGCTGGACAAGCTACTATCGTAAGAGTTGCAGGTATCGGAGGATACTACCAAGCAGCACCATTGGCAATAGTTGCTGGCGGTAAAATAGCTGGTGTATTATACTCAACTTCAAACGGATTCCAAAACTATGGTTTTACTGGAGGAAGTGCAACTGGTACATCTGGTTCATTTGTAATTACTGGAGCAACCGGTAGTGCAACGAATGTATCAGCATCAACAGTAACATCAGCTACAAATGATTTATCAGATGTATTTGGTGAATCTCCACTTGGACCAAAAGAAGCATACACTTATGTTTACTTTGAAAATGCAGCAAATAGTTTACCAACCGCTAGTATATCTAGTATTGTATTACCTACACAGGTTTATACATTTGATGCACAACCTGCACAAACTCCAATGGTTACCTCTCAATTGATTAGTGGTGTAAGATATGACCTTTTCAAATTTGTAACTTTAGGTGATGGTGCAAATTATAATACTAAATTTAAAGTTGGTATTTCTAATGTAAAGGCAGCTGGTGAAGATGGCGGTACTGATTATTCAACTTTTACTGTAACTATTAGAAGTTATTCTGATATTGATAAGAGAAAGAGTGTTGTTGAAACATTTAACAATGTAAACTTAGACCCTGCTTCTCCAAACTTTATAGCTAGAAGAATGGGTGATTCTTATATTACAATTGATGCTGCTGGTAAAATCACACAAAATGGTGATTACGCTAACAAATCAAAATATGTAAGAGTTGACGTAGCAATAGCTGGTTCATATCCTATATCAGCAGCACCATTCGGACATGCCGCATATATAAATCCAATTGAAACAGCAGCTGGTGATGTAACTAAAGTACCTGCAGTTGTATATCAAACAGGTTCAGCAGCTAACACAGCTGGTTCTCCAATCTATTATAGTGGATTTGATTTTGAAGGTGAGGGTGTATCAATTGATAACGCTCAATACTTAAAACCAATTCCTAATGAAGCAGTATCAGGTTCAAACGTTGTTTTCGGATTTGATTCTCAATTATCATACCAAATGACTGGTTCAAAAGCAGTTGATATGGTTAAGAGACAATTTGTATTAGCATTCCAACAAGGTTTTGATGGTACTAACCCAATCACACCAATAGCTAAAGCTGGTGATGCAAATTGGAACAATGCAAATCAGCAAGGATTCAATTGTTCAACTTCAGCAGCATCTGGTTCAGCAGCATATACAAAAGCAATTAACGCAATTTCTAATCCTGATGAGTGGGATATCAATATGGTGGTAACACCGGGTCTAAACTATCAAAGCCATCCAGCAGCTGTTCAAGCAGTTATTGATATGGTTGAAGATAGACAAGATGCATTCTACATAGCTGAATTTTCTGATTATGATGCAACAATTGCAGATGTAACTGAAAAAGCACAAGGAGTAGATTCAAATTATGTTGGTACTTACTATCCTTGGATTAAAACAATTGATACAAATACAAACAAATTAACAATCGTTCCTCCATCCGTATTATTACCAGCGGTTTACGCAAGTAATGATAGATTGGCGGCAGAGTGGTTCGCACCGGCTGGTTTGAATAGAGGTGGTATCACTGGAGCAGTTAGTGTATTGAATAGATTAACACATGCAGAGAGAGACACTCTATATGAGAACAAAGTAAACCCAATCGCAGCATTCCCTGGACAAGGTATTGTAGCATTCGGACAGAAGACATTGCAAGATAAGGCTTCAGCATTAGATAGAATCAACGTAAGAAGATTACTTATCACTGTTAAGAAGTTCATCGCATCTACTTCTCGTTTCTTAGTGTTCGAACAAAACACAGCAACAACTAGAGCACGATTCTTAAATACTGTAAACCCTTATTTAGAAGCAATCCAACAAAGACAAGGTTTATACGCATTCAGAGTTGTGATGGATGAATCTAACAATACACCTGATGTAATTGATAGAAATATTATGGCTGGACAAATTTTCCTACAACCTGCTAAGACAGCGGAATTTATCGTAATAGATTTCAACATCTTACCAACTGGAGCAAGTTTTAACGCATAATACGAAAATCAATAAAGTAGATATTTATTAATACAAATAAAAGGAATAAAAAATGGCAGAAATATTAGAGTTTGATAAGATGTTCTATACGAACTTCGAACCGAAGATGAAAAATAGATATGTGATGGAGATAGACAATATCCCTTCATATCTTGTAAAGGCAGCAAATAGACCTACAATTCAATTTGAAACCGTAACTTTAGACCATATCAACGTAAAGAGAAAGTTGAAAGGTAAAGGTGAGTGGCAAGATATCACTATCACACTTTATGACCCAATCGTTCCTTCTGGAGCTCAAGCGGTAATGGAGTGGATTCGTTTAGGACATGAATCAATCACTGGTAGAGATGGATACGCTGATTTTTATAAGAAAGATATTGATTTCTATCTATTAGGACCAGTTGGTGATAAGATTGAACAATGGAAATTGAAAGGTGCATTTATCTCTCAAGCAAACTTTGGAGATTTATCATTTGATTCAAATGAAGTTGCAACAATCGAATTAACACTATCTTATGATTACGCAATCTTAGAATTCTAATCTAAAAATAATAAAAATAAGGGGATATCAAAAGTATCCCCTTTTTTATGCTTTCTAATTTTTTAATTTCTATGTATTTATATATACAAACAAAATAAACATCGTTATGGCAGAAATGACAAATACAACTAAGGTGCAAATGCAAACTGCACCAAAACAAAATGAATTCCCAACAGAAACCATTGAATTACCATCACAAGGATTGGTTTACCCAGAAGGACACCCATTAAGAAAGGGTACGATTGAAATCAAATATATGACAGCAAGAGAAGAAGATATTCTTGCATCCCAAAATCTTATCAAAAAAGGTATTGTTTTGGATAAATTATTTGAATCAGTTGTGGTTGAACCAGGTGTAAATCCAAATGATATTTACATTGGTGATAAAAACGCTATTCTTTTAGCAACTCGTATTTTAGGATATGGTGCTGAATACGAAATAGAAATGACTGACCCCTTTACTTTAGAAAAGCAAGCAGTAACTATTGATTTGGGTAAAGTTCAAACAAAAGATATTGATACAGAAGTATTGAATTCTCAAAATTTGTATAAATTCATATTACCTTCAAATGGTAAAGAAATTGAATTTAAATTACTTACACATGGTGATGAGCAAGAGATAACAAAAGAAACACAAGCTTTAGAAAAGTTAAACAAAAACGCATCTACTCAATATGATGTAACAACTAGATTGAAATATATGATTAAATCAGTTGAAGGTAATACTGATAGAGGATTTATTAACAAATGGGTATATAACTCATTTTTAGCAAAAGATACTAAGGCGTTTAGAAAGCATGTTAAGGAAATGAGTCCTGATATGGATTTAACATTCCAATTTACATCACAAATAACTGGTGAAACGGAGGCGCTTGATATACCCTTCGGGATTAACTTTTTTTACCCTACCGCTTGATTATAGGATACAATTACATTCTCAAATTTGGGAAATGGTTCAATTCAGTAATGGATTTACTTGGTCTGAAGTTTACCATATGCCTGTATATTTAAGAAGGTTTTATTTTAATAAATTAGTAGAATTAAAGAAAAAAGAAGCTGAAGAGATGAAAAAAGCTCAAAGTAAATCTAAAGTGAGGATGCGTTAATCCTCACTTTTTTATTATCCAATATTTATACAATATAAAAGGAGAAAACTATGTCAAAACAAAAACAACCAATACAAGAAGGTTTATTCAGTTCAGCTAAAAAATTTACTGATGCATTTTTTGATGGATTAAAGCAAAATGCGGTAAATAAAGCATTAGACCAGGCAAAACAAAATAAATTTCCACCTGATGTGATAGATGCTATGGAACGAATAGAAAAGGAAAGAGATTCTCTTACCAAACTAATGCAAAAGTATTCAAAATAATTGAATAAATGGCAGAAGATTTAGATAAACAAAAAAAACAGGCACTGTTAGATATTGCAAAGGCTAAGAGAGAAATTTTGCGTCTTCAAGAAGAACAAAATCGCTCTGATAGAGATATGTCTTTGTTAATACAACAACAAAAAGATTTAATAGTATCGCAAGTTAAAGAAGTTAAAAAATTAAATCAAGAAAGATTAGATGGTTTAAAAGCTGCAGAAAATGGAGTATCTAGTATATCTGGTTTATACCAAAATCTAAATAAGTTTGAAAGAGAAAGAATTAAGAATACACTTACATCAAAAACAATAACAATAGAGCAAACAGCCAAATTAAATAAGATGGCTGAGCTTAA